AGGGTCGCAAGCACACCACCGTAGATTTTGGTGGCCCAGTATTTGCAGACACTATTGGCTACTGGATTGCTGGCGTACTTGGAGATGTAACCACAACAGGTTCATCAGCTCCTTACACCCACGCTATTGCGCTTAAGAACGCAGTAGGAACAACTGGCGATGCTCAGCCAAAGGCTCTTACAATCACAGACTTTTACTCAGCAAATACTCGTCAGTATCCGGGTTGCCAGATTACAGATTTTGGTTTGACCTTCAATGCTGATGGAATGTTGGAATACACCGCTAAGGCTATGGGCTTCCCATCGGTCACAACTTCTGCTCCAGCCCCATCATTCTCAACAGTTCTTCCTACTCAGGTATGGACTGGAACAGTTACGGTCGGTGGCTCACAGATTGCTTATGTTCGCACAGGTACTTTAGACCTTTCCCGTAAATCAGAGGCGATCTTTGGTCTTTCAAATACTCAATCTCCATATCAAGTATTTCTTGCAGCTTTAACTGCTAAAGGAAAGATTACCTTTGTTATGCAGGATGATGCGGAACTTACTCGTTACCTCACCAACACTCAGCCAGCCCTTACCTTTAACTTCTCAACAGGTTCAGGTTCAACTGCCACTCAGGTTCAATTCACTCTCTCAAAGGGTGCTTATATAACTGGCGCTATTGAGCGTAACGCTGATTATGTTGAAGTAACCGTAGAGATCGAAGGTCTCGGAAATACAACAGATGTTGGCGCATCTTCTGGCTACTCACCTGTTAAGTTCACGCTTCAGAACGCACTCCCAAGCGGAACATTCCAGTAACCGATAGAATCCCGCTAGGGAAGGCCGCCTTCCCCTTCCCTAGTCGGGCTATTTAATGAAGGCAAGTTGGAAGGAAACCAATGTCTAAAACTATCTCTCTCCCATCAGGTAACACCGCAGTATTGCGCGACCCATCAACACTTCGAGTAAAAGATCGCAAGAAGGTTGTTGCGGCGGCTAACGGAAAAGAAGGCTTGCTTCAGGCTATGTCTATGACTGACGGCTTGATTGCGGTTCTCGTAGAGTCTTGGTCATTTGATCTTATTGTTCCGTCTGTTCATATTGCCTCACTAGATGAGCTAACAATGCCAGATTACGATGCTCTTGCAGCAGAGGCTTCAAAGGCTCAATCTGCAATCTTTACAGATTTTACAGATACCCCTGCCAACCAGCAAAACCCTGATAGCCCTTTAGAAGACTTGAACGCTTAAAGTGGATACTAGAAGGCAATCCATCCAGCGAATTACATGATTATCCTTACGAAGAATATTTCTATTTTATCTGCGCTAAAGAGTTTGGTTGGACTCCGCAAGAGACTGACGAACAACCCGCAGAGATGGTTGATTGGATTGTTAAAATATTAGGCGTATTCAGGGAGATTGAAAATGATCGAGAGTAATATCCCCGATGTTATGCGCGGCGTTCTTAAGGCTCAGGCTAAAATTGATAATGGATCTCGAATGGCGCGCGATGATATGATGAATCAACTTATTCAACTTTCCAAAGAACAGATTAAAGGCAAGCGCGAACCCGGCGAGAAAGCCGAATCAGGCAAGCCACCAATGAACCGAACAGGTAACTTACGCCGATCCATTAAAGGCGAAAAGATGCGTGAAGGATTTGCCACCTATTCAGCGGTAGTCGGCCCAACAATTATCTACGGTCGCAGGGTTGAACTTGGTGGAGGCAACTGGCCTTCTGGCACAAAGTTCCCTTATATGAAACCTGCGTGGGAAAAGTTTAGACCTTTAGCACTTAGCATTATTCGCAAACACTTGGCTCTCTAGGAGGCTACTATGGCAGAGTTCTTTCCACCCGTTCTCTTTGAGATCAGGGCCAAGGCTACTGAGGCTATTGCTACCTTTGGTGAAGTCAATAAAGAACTCGCCAAGATGGAGAAGAATGGACTTCTTGCTAGTGGCGCTCTCAGCAAGATGGAAAAGGCTTCTAGATTGGCAGGAACGGCGCTACTTGGGCTTGGTGGAGCATTTGCCGCATTTGGCGTAGCCAGCGTAGCAACTTTAGATAAAGTAGAAAAAGCACAAGCAAACCTTGAAACCGCAGTAAAAAATACTGGCGTAAGTTTTGACCAAGCAAAACCAACGATTGATGCTCACGCCAAATCTATGATGGCTCTTGGATTTACCTATGATGATACTTATGCCGCGTTAGCCAAAATGACCGCTGCTTCGGGTAGTCCTAAAGTTGCCCTTGATAGCCTTTCTGTTGCCGCTGATCTTGCCCGCGCTAAAAATATGTCGCTTGCCGAAGCAGGAACTCTTGTAGCTCGCGCTTCTATCGGTCAGGCTAAAGGTCTTGGTGATTTAGGTATTGCGTTAGGTAAGACACTTCCTAAAGGCGCGACAATGGCACAAATATTTAAGGCTATTGAAGATCGCGTTGGTGGAGCGGCTAATGCCTTTAAGAACACCCTTTCGGGCGGCATTGCCGTTGCTAATGCTAATTTCCAAGCCCTGCAAGTAGAGGTTGGAACTGCCCTTGTACCTTCGCTAATAAGTCTTACTGACTGGATTGTCACAACCGGAATCCCTCACCTGCGCGATCTCTTTAACTTCCTCAAAGATCATAAGCAAGTTGTTCTTGATATAGCAACGGCATTTGCTGGAATTTGGGCAGTTTCTAAAATTACTTCTGCCGTTCAAACCATTATTGGTGTTGTTAAAACGCTCATTGGTGTTTATCGGTCACTACAAATTGCAGCAGGATTAGCCGCCATTGCAGAAGGAGCAGCAACGGGTGGAGCATTTGCTATACCTGCCGCTGCTGGAGCAGCCGCCGTAGCCGCAGCTCTTGGTGTAAGTTATCTCGCATATAAAGCAACTCACGAACCAGTAGCGGGAACATCAGCCGCATCTACAAGTTCAAGTGTTGAAAACCCAAATCCTTATGCTTTGGGTTTGCCAAATCTCTCTGGAGTAAAAAGACAAACTTATGTACCACAGAAAAAGACAAGCATAAAATCAACCGAAAAATTGCGGGTTGGCGGTTCTTCATCTGGCCCAACATATCAAATTAACAATCATATTTATGTAGATAGTGCTAAATCCGCTACACACAACAACACACTAGGAAAATAAAATGACACTAGGCACATATCAATTCCAATTTAGAGGTGTCCCTTTTGGTTCTGGTACTCCCTACATTGTTGAATCAGTAGATGGTCTAGGAACTCCTAATTTGCGTGTTCAGGATGATAACCGAGGCTATATTGATGGAGCTTATTCGGGAAGAGATTTTTACGAAGGTCGCACGGTAACTTTTAGTATTCTTATTATTGGCGATTCTACTAAAAGCGCACAGGCTTATTACCGTGATTTCAGGTATGCCCTTACACCTCAAGTTCAAGGTTTATATCCAGACCCTTATCAGGGTTCTCAGCCTTCTGATACAACCCTTAATCTTTTTCAGTTCCAATTAAACTCAGAATCATACCCAGATACAACGACAAATGGAATTAAGCGTATGTGGGGTCGAGTGCGCTCGGTCACTCATGTTGTTGATCCTGAATATACTTATGGTTACATTAGCGTTACCTTGGTGATGTATTTTCCTGATCCTCGTTATTATGACGATACCGCCAAAACGCCCCCAACAGGGACTAGCGTAGAACTTGCTAATAATGGTTGGGCTGCTACTTGCCCCGCTATTACGATTGCCAGCCCTAGCACAAGCGGAGCAATCTGGGATACCGTCACGGGTTCGCGTATGAACTTCTCAAATGTCAGCACCTCATATCCATTAGTAATTGATCTCTTGCAACGCACTATCACCCAAAACGGCGTTCCCGCTCGTAATACTTTGGCTTACTTTGATAATGTAACCTCTGGAAACCCAGTTCAAGGCTGGCTATCTATGGCGGCAAATTATGATTCTACTTGGTCTAGTACGCTTGGTTCTATGGCTATTACATATAGAAACGCTTACATCTAATGCCAATTCAAGATTACACCTATGTAACAACTCAACTGTATCAGTCGGCATCTACTCCCAATCCAATTATTGCTGAGTTGCCTTTTACTCGGGTGAACTTTACTTCTCAGTTATCAAGTATTGGCGCTTTTACGGGTGAGTTGCTTCTTTCTGGCGTAAATGCCGCTAATCTAAATGTTGATGCAGGGACAACACCGGGCAAAGTAATTCTTTGGGTTTTACACGGCGGAACTCCCGTATGGTCTGGAGTTATTTGGAACAGAGAATATGACTCTGATACCCAGATAATGAAAATTAACGCGCAAGAAATGCTTTCCTATTATCAGCATCGCCGAATCTACAAATTTACGGGTTCTAGTTATTATCAAACAAATGCTAACGGTACGGGTAGCGGCGGTCTTGTTTATGGCAACCTCAACACGGGCGTTGGCATTGATCCGCTTATCATGCTTAGCGATCTTTTAACTGGGGCTAATGCAAGCAGTCACGGCAATACTGGTGTGACTTATGTAGGGCCTTCATCTTCTAGCGGTACTGCTATTAGAACTTTTTACGATTTTGAACTTAAAAGTGTTTATCAGGCGTGGAAAGATTTATCCACTAGCTCAACATTCTTTGATTTTCTTATTAAGCCATACCTTGATTCCAGCAATCGTTTAGTTAATCATCTGGTAGCAGGAACTCCTACTTTTGGCGCAACTTACAATCCAATTTACAATGGCTCTCTCAATTTTGAATTTCCCGGCAATATTGTTTCTTATACATATAAAGAAGATTCTGCCAAAGTCGGAAACAATGTATTTGGTTTAGGGTACGGCGCTAACAATAAACGCCTTATTTCAAACTACTACGACCGTTCTAAAATCTACGGTTCTAATACTTGGCCTTTGCTTGAAGAAAATGTTAATATGATTGACATTGTTAGCACAGATCTTCTTAAGCAAACTACTATTGGCAAGTTGCTGGCTATCGGATATCCACCTACAACCTTGCAAATTGTTATCCCTAGTTATGTTGATCCTTATCTTGGCACTTACGGCGTGGGCGATCAGGTTAAAGTGCTTATTAACGATGACCGATTCCCTAAAGGTCTAAGCAACACCCCTACTAATACGGCTACGGTTTATTCAGATGGTGGAGTTTTGCCCGATACTGGCACATCTTCTATTTATCGAATTATTGCGATAAATGTTGAACCCGGCGAGAACGGCCCAGATCGCGTTACACTTACTCTTAACCTTCCATTAGCGACTACCTTAACGGCGGGATAAAATGAGCTCAGTTAATCTGCCAGCAAGTCTTTACGATATGTTCCAAAATATCAACGACCGTATTAACCGCCTTGAATTGGGATATAACGGCCCACAGGCTTCAGCCGATGCCGCACAGGGTCTTGCCGCAAGCGCGCAGGTAATAGCACTTAGTTCTCAATCAACCGCAACTACCGCTCAAGTGCAAGCAATCAATGCGGGTATTCAAGCGGTTATAGCACAATCTCAAGCAACTATTGCAAGCACTCAGGCTACCTATGCAGTAACTACTGCTAACGGTAAAAACACGGTTGCTTATGGTACTTCTGCGCCGCCTTCAGGAACTCATACAACTGGCGATCTTTATTTTCAATTTAACGGCAGCAATCAAGTTATTGCTCAATATACTTGGAACGGTTCAAGTTGGGTATCAAACCCTATTACATCCACCGTTATCGCCAGCATCAATGCTGGAACAATTACCTCGGGAACTATTACGGGTATTGAATATAACAATGGAACTGGTACTTTCCATGTAACCCCTGCTGGTGCTTTAACTGCTTCTAGTGCAAACATTACAGGCACAATAAATGCTCAAACTGGTTATTTTGGTGGTTACGGTACAACGGGAAATTATTGGTCTATTGGTTCAAATGGTATTACTGGAGTTGGAACTGCAACTATTACCGCTGGTTTGATTCAAGGATCTTCTATTGCGATTCCTTCGGCTTCTGGATACAACTTTGCGGTTGATTCATCTGGCAACATGACGGCTACGGCTGGAACTATTGGCGGATTTAGCATCCAAGCGGGATATCTAACTTACGGTGGACAAACTTGGTTAAATGCCTCAAGCGGAACTGGATCAGGTAGTTATTGTCTTTATGACACTTCTAGAGGAATTTATCTTGGCGGCACTATGAAGGCTTCCGCTATTGATCTTGGTTCATACGGCTGGACTTCTTCTGGAACTATTACTGCGGGAACTGTTAATTCAACAAATGTGGTAACTGCTCAAATTACAGGAAACAGTAATGTAAATATTTCAGGAACAACTACGGTAACGGGAAATTTGCAAGTGACCGCAATGAGTCCTTACAACAGTTCAACTGACTATGCTGTTTGGTGGAGATCATCTAATGGTAGATTTTATTACAATTCATCTTCACGGCGATATAAAGAAAATATAGAAATTGATAATACTGATTATCTTTCTGCTCTTGTTAAACTTAATCCAGTAAGTTTTACATATAAAGCAGAAGTATCTGATACTCCAGATGTTAAACAATTTGGTTTAATTGCAGAAGATGTTGATTTAATTCCTGAATTAAAGCCAATGGTTACTTACAATAAAGACAATCAGCCTGATGCTATTGCTTATGATAAATTAGGCGTATTCACTATTTCGGCATTAAAAGAAATCAATGATCGCTTAACTAAGTTAGAAGGCAAATAATGGAACTACCTATTGATGAAGTATTAAAAGAGATGCGTGAAACTATTGGGATGCAAGCCCAAGAGATCGCTCTTCTTAAAGCAACAATCACCGCCCTCAAAACCCCGCAACCTTACACAACGGCAGTCACCGACAAGCCTGATGTAGTGGGAACGCAGGGAATCAAACCATAACCGAAAGGTGCTACCTTGTTTACCAATGTAAATGCCGCAACAATCATTTACTCGTACTTCTTCGTATTTGCGGCTTTGCTTGCAGGTATGGGGATGATTGCCAAGCACACTATTGCTAAGCATACGGAAGAGCTAAAAGACAAACTTACCCGTATTGAGTATGCGCTCTACAACGATGGACAGACCGGGCTTATTAACAAAGTAGATGCTCTTATTGAAAATCAGCAAATTATTAAGATTGATGTTGAGGTTATGAAGGCTAAGTATGAAACTGAATAAACTCTTAATGTGGAAACTTATTTCCATTTTCAGAGTGTGGTTTCAGTCATTTCTTACTATTGAGGTTGTCTTACATATTAAAGATATTATCAACGGGCAGTTTTTTTGGCAGGTATGCCTTGGAGCATTTGTTCCCGTTGTTATTCGTTGGGCTACCCCGCAAGATGAATTCCCAGATGAGAGGACTCGACCATGAGCGCACAGGCAGTTATTGATATCGCCAAGAAGGAAATCGGTTACAAAGAAGGAGCTAACAACGCCACTAAGTATGGTCAGGCTTTTGGGCTAGATCATGTCTCTTGGTGCTGCATATTCGTATGGTGGTGTTTCTTTGAGGCTGGCTTACAGGGGAAGATCATCAAAACCGCAGGGGTTGAGGTTCTAGAGAACTGGGGC